TCCGGTTCATGTTGCCAAAGGACTGACGCCGGAGCAAGTGAAAGCCTATCGCATTGCCGACAATAAAACCGGAGAGATTGCCGAGTGGGATTATAATCTATTGCCGCTGGAACTGGCCGATCTGCAGATGGCGGACTTCGATCTGTCACTGCTGGGGTTTGATGCCAAAGAGCTGGATTCTTTGCTCAATGGCGAAAACACCGTCACAGACGGAGAAACCGATCCGGATGCGGTACCGGAAGTCCCCGAGGAGCCTGTCAGTCAATCCGGCGAGATTTACCAACTGGGCGATCATTTCCTGATGTGCGGCGACTCCACCAGTCTTGACGATGTTGACCGGCTGATGGACGGCAAAGAAGCCGACATGATATTCACCGATCCGCCGTATGGAGTGAGTTACAAAGGCGTTAATAATCCCGGCGGGCGCGAATGGGAGGTCATCGAAAACGATGATCTGCGCGGCGACAAGCTCTCGGAGTTCCTGCTGGCGGCATTCAAAAATATCAAAGCGCACCTGAAAAGCAAGAGGGCCTTTTATATCTGGTACGCCACGCGGAACCATATTCAGTTCGAAAGTGCCATCATCGATGCCGGGCTGAAATCCAAACAAGTTCTTGTCTGGAATAAAGGTATGATCCTGGGGCACTCAGATTACCATTGGGCGTTTGAGCCGTGCTTTTATGGCTGCCATGCCGATGAGAACTGCGAATGGCTCGGAGACCGCTGTCAGACGACGGTATGGGATATCAAGCGCGATCATACCGGGGATTATGTCCACCCGACACAGAAGCCCACCACACTGGCGCAGAAAGCGTTATTCAACTCCTCAAAAGTGGGTGAAACAGTGCTGGATTTATTCGGCGGTTCAGGTTCGACGCTGATTGCCTGCGAACAGACTAATCGCAAATGCCGGATGATGGAGTTTGATCCGAAATATGTCGATGTCATCCGCCGCCGTTATGCCGAATTCAAATATGGCGAAGGATGTAACTGGCAAGAAAAAACTCCAGCGATTAAGCCGGAGCCTGTAAGCTGAACCTTACGGCATCGCGACAAACGCGCCTTTGCGAGTAGCGCTTTTGCTGAAGCGAGGGAATTCTTTCACCTTCATCTCCCGGAAAATACTGCCATACAAAGTCTGCTCCGGGGTTTTGCATGAGGTCGGAGTCCACAGTCCGGCCTCAATTGCCAGCTTTACCATCTCCCGGGTGTTCAGCGGTTCTCCGGCATTGGATAGAACGGCAAACGCCGCGTCAATAAGTGAAAGTTTCTTGTCTGATTCTTTCGGTGTACTGACAATGCTGACAAGATTTTTGACGGCAAATTTTCGACCTGTGCTGAGACTTTTAACCTGATAGGAATTTTCGAGGGCTTCGAGTACCTCAACTTTGACTTCGTTACGTCCGACTTTAACCATTGCTATGGTTCCGGTTTTCAGTTCGCTTGTGTTCATTTTGACCTCCGTTGGTTAAGTTTTTTGAGCTTATTACTGCTCGCTACATACATACAAGCTTGGATAGCGAAACATAGCAAATCAACCCTCTCATATATTTCAAAATAAAGGCAAATAATATGGATAACTCTTTATCTCTGACCGCATTGCCGCCGGACATGCTCGTGCGGCTGCTTAAACAGGCCGGATGCCGGACGATTTCCGAGGAGACGCTTGCCGACGACGTCGCAGCAGGCGCTCCGGTCAATCCCGACGGTACATTCAACCTGATTACTTACGCCGCCTATCTGGCAAAGGAGACTTCTGACGATGGCTCAAATTAATCCTACTTCAATCCGTCCAGTTGAAGCGGCACGGCTGTTAAACTCAACGGAGCTTGGCTTTGTCCTGCCGCAGGCGCGGATCTACCGGGATTTCAACCGGGTCGGTTTCAGGATCGCCGCAGCGGATAATTCCCGGAACATCAATCTGGTAAAATACATTGCCTGGCTGTTCGATCGGAAGCATGCTGAACCCGCTGAAAACTCCAGCCGTAGCTATGACGAACGGCGAGATGCCGAACGCCAGCGGCAAGCGGAACAATCACTTGCCGGGCGTGACATCGGTGCGTTACCGGAAGTGGCGAACCTGCAACGCAAAGCCGACTGCGCACGTAACTTCCAACTGTTCTGCGAGAGCTATTTCCCGGAAACTTTTGCTTTGTCATGGTCACCGGATCATCTCAAGGTGATTGAGAAGATTGAAAAAGCGGTCTTATCCGGAGGGTTGTTCGCGCTGGCGCTTCCACGCGGCGCAGGAAAAACGACAATAGCTGAAACAGCCTGTTTATGGGCCATGCTCTACGGTCACCGCGAGTTCGTTACGCTGATCGGTTCAACCGAATCAGCCGCTTTGGAAATCCTCGACAGCATAAAAACCGAGCTTGAGGTCAACGAAATGCTTGCTGAGGATTTTCCGGAGGTGTGTTTCCCGATCGCGGCGCTGGAAGGCATAGCCAACCGTTGCGCCGGGCAGTTACATAATGGCGAACGTACTCGGATAACATGGACAAGCAACGAAATCGTCCTGCCGAGCATTAAAGATAGCAAGGCAAGCGGGGTTATTGTCCGGGTTGCAGGTATTACCGGGCGTATACGCGGGATGAAGTACAAACGTTCCGATGGCAGGAGCGTGCGTCCGTCACTGGTCATTATTGATGACCCACAGACATCCGAATCAGCCGGAAGCCTGGAGCAGACCCGGAAGCGCATCCGGGTACTGGCTGGCGATATCCTTGGACTGGCTGGTCCAGGGCAAAAGATTTCAGGTGTGATGCCCTGTACCATCATCCGTCCCGGCGACATGGCAGATACCATTCTTGATAAAAATAAGCATCCAGACTGGAACGGCGAGAAAACCCGCATGCTGTATAAGTTTCCCGCAAACATGAAGCTTTGGGATAAGTATGCGGAAATCAGGGCTGAATCGTTGCGTACCGACGGTAACTTTGATGCGGCAACAGACTTTTACCGGGAAAACCGCGAAGCGATGGATGCCGGAGCAGAAGTATCATGGGAAGACAGATTTAATCATGATGAAATTTCCGCGCTCCAGCATGCGATGAATCTGAAGTTCCAGGATGAAGCGGCATTTCAGTCGGAGTACCAGAATGATCCGCTGCCGGATGATAATAGCGATGAAACCATGCTGACTGTTGATGAAATCGCCAGCAAGGTCAATGGGCTGGCAAAGGATAAAATTCCTATCGACTGCGATAAGCTGACAATGTTTATCGATGTGCAGAAAGCATTGCTTTTTTATGTGGTCACGGCATGGAGCGATGACTTCACCGGGGCGGTAATCGACTACGGCGCATGGCCCGACCAGAAACGCCGTCATTTTTCGCTGACCGATGCCAATCCGACTATTCAAAGCAAATTTCCGCAAGCCGGACTTGAAGGCGGATTGTATGCCGCGATGCAGGAGCTGACGGAGGAGTATTTCTCACATGAGTGGCAACGTGAGGATGGCGCGATGCTTAAAATAGAACGCGCGATGATCGATGCCAACTGGGGCCAGTCAACGGATATTGTCTATCAGTTCTGCCGTCAGAGTTCCTATTCCGGTATTATCCTGCCGTCACATGGACGGTTTGTGGGAGCGAGTTCCAAACCGATGACAGAGTATAAGAAAAAGCCCGGTGATCGGCTCGGATTGAACTGGATGATTCCGAATGTTGCTGGCAAACGTGCCATCCGGCATGTGATTTACGATACCAACTTCTGGAAGTCGTTTGTACATGCCCGGCTGGCGGTAGCCATCGGCGACAAGAGCTGCCTGTCATTGTATGGGCGAACTCCGCTGCATCATCAGTTAATCGCCGAACACCTGACTGCCGAGTACCGGGTCAAGACCGCCGGTCGCGGCAGAACGGTCGATGAATGGAAAATCCGTCCACAGCGTAATGACAATCACTTCCTCGATTGTCTGGCAGGCTGTGCCGTCTGCGGTTCGATGCTTGGCGCAACATTGCCGGAACATATCGGCGGAGCATTAAGGCTGCGGAAAGCACCGATAAAACTGTCAGCCAGGCGGCAAGGTAAAACAGAACAACAGAATCAAAATACGCCGGGGCGCACTCGCTTATCAGACCTCATAAGAAGCAAATGAGCAGTGAAAAATCAATAAAGATGAAAAAAAACGCGATTTTTTTTGTTTTTCGTCTCC